TAAATAAAATGCAACTAAGTAAAAATCTAGCATTGTCAGAAGTAACAAGAAGTGAAACTGCAAAAAGAAGAGGTATCTCTAACATGCCTACACCAGAACACATTGAGAACTTTAAAAAGTTAGCTGAGAATGTGTTTCAACCAATCCGTGACCATTTTGGTGTTCCTATCCGTATTAGTTCAGGATACCGCAGCAAAGAACTTAATACAGCTATTGGTGGCTCATTATCATCACAACATTGTCAAGGTGAAGCAATTGATATTGATATGGATGGTACAACCATAACTAACAAACAGATCTTTGACTTTATTAAAGACAACTTAAACTTTGATCAACTTATCTGGGAATTTGGAACAGATAAAAATCCTGATTGGGTTCATGTATCTTATGAGTCTACAGGTAAACAACGTAAGCAAATTCTTATAGCTAAAAGAGCTGCTGGTGGTAAAACCACGTATGTTCCATATAAATAAGTACGTATGAAATTCAGAAATGGTTGGAATACTTATACCAAACAATGGGATAAGTTGGCTATTAAAGTAAGATTCTCTTTTATTGACATCTTATCAATTGAGATAGATATATCTAGAGACTTTTATCTTTTTACAATCTTAAACTTTACTATCAAAAATAGATAGTATTATACAAGATACTGTAATCCAGGTACTTTCTGTGCCTGGATTTTTTGTTTAAACAATATACATTTAAACTTATTTTGTATATTTGTGTAAATCATAAATATAAAAAAATGGAAAATCAACAAGATGAAAGGATGTTTACTCCTGAAGAATTAGAAGCAAAAAGAAAAGAAATGCTTGCATTTTATAATGATTCTATGCCTTATTTAAAAGCTCAATTTGAATATGAAGAAATTCTTATGAGAATTGATGAGGTAAGATTCAAGAGAACTAACATTCAAATGCAGTATGCAATGATGATGCAAGCACAACAAGAAATGGAATCAGAGCCAGAAGGCAATGATTTTGATGTTGACAATGAACCAACAATGCCTGAGCAAGGTAAGAGAAAGCTTAGAAAAGAATAACCATGGCTTTAGTAAATCAAGTACAGAAAAAAGTGGTAATGTCTAAAAAAGATATTATCAAATTTCAGTTTATTACTCATTGTTATATAAATAAAATAGCTTTGAGTGATTCAGATTTTGAGTGCTTGACGTTGCTTAGTACAATTGGCCCACTAGAATTATCAAGTTTTTGTTATGAAGCTTCAAGTGAATATGCAATTTTTAAATCAGAACAGACTGTAAGAAATTGTATTAATAAGTGTGAAAAAAATTCTTTAGTTCTTAAAGATTCTAAAAACAAAAAAGTTATTCTAGTTAATCCTAATTTGAAAATTCAAGTTGAAGGAGGTATATTATTGGACTATAAATTTTTTGGTAAATGATACCTAAAAAATCATCTGCCATCTACAAAGAACTTGTAGAAGAAATTAATGTACCAATAGAACTTGTAGAAGATTTAATACAAGCCTATTATAAATCTTTAAGAAATGAATTAACAAATCTTACCGAACCTAGAGTAAATGTAGAAGGTCTTGGTCAATTTGTAGCTAGACCAGCGCTAGTTAAAAAATCTATTATAAGATATAAAAAAGTATTGGACTCACATGATACATCTACTTTTAAAGCTTACTACAATAAAAAGATGTTAGAAGACAAATTAGAAAAGCTTGAAAATTTAGATTTAAAAATTGAAGTGCAAGATTTAAAAAAACAAGAATTTATAAAAAAGAAAAATGAAAGCAGCACTGAAAGCAATTTGGGAGAACAAGAAAGCAATTCTTGAAGGCATTAAGAACTCTGTAGTAAGAGATGAGTTTGTAGAAGATGTTGCAAGAATGAGATATGATGTTTGTGATGACTGTCCAAGCAAGGGCAAAAAATGTGCTGTAAAAGGAACAGCTCCTTGTTGTAATGAATGTGGATGCTCATTAACTTTTAAAACCAGATCTCTTTCATCAGAATGTCCTCTTGGTAAGTGGCAAGCAATTGCTACAGAAGAAGAAGAAGATAAACTAGAACAGTTATGAGTATAGTATTTAATGCAGATGATCACAGTTATAAGAGTGTAGATCCTAATGATGAAATCAAGTGGGTTAGTGTAACTACCTTACTATCTAGTCTTAAGAAACCTTTTGATGCTAAGAAAGTAGCAGAGAGAGTAAGTAAAAATAAAAAGTCTAAATGGTATGGCATTGACCCTAAAGTTATTGTTCAGATTTGGGATAATGAAGCTAATAGAGCTACAAGTCTTGGTACATTCTATCATAACCAAAGAGAATCTGATTTATGCTCTCTTGCTTCTATTGAAAGAGATGGGGTAACAGTTCCTATTTTTAAACCTTATGAACAACCTAATGGTTTAAAGATTGCTCCTGTACAAAAGCTTGAACCAGGCGTATACCCAGAACATATGGTCTATCTTAAGTCAGCAGGCTTATGTGGCCAATCAGATTTAGTTGAAGTAGTCAATGGTAGAGTTAATATCATTGACTACAAAACTAATAAGGAGATTAAAACAGAATCATTTAAAAATTGGGAGGGAATGTCTGAGAAGATGCTTGCACCAGTGGAACATTTAGATGATTGCAACTTTAATCACTATGCTTTACAATTAAGTATTTACATGTATATTATCTTAAAGCATAATCCTAAACTTCAACCCGGAAAAATATTTATTCACCATATTACATTTGAAACAGATGGTGAAGATCAATACGGATATCCTATTGCTAAATTAGATGAGAATGGAGAACCAAAAGTATTAGAAGTAATACCAATGCCGGTACCCTATCTTTATGATGAGGTTATCTCAGTTATTAATTACCTCAAGGAGAATCCTTATATTATTAAAAAGAAGTAGTTATGATATTTTATGAAATAAGAGAAGTCAATCCTAATTATCCAGGCCGTAATAAGATATTGGCTTATAAAGGAACTATATTATTTAGATTTAAAGGAAAGTTATTATGTTATCTTAGACCTTTAAAGAATAAAAGTAAAAGTTTTGAAGATCCTAGAAATCCAGATGTCTATTTACCAACTGGATTTATTGTCTGTAGAAATGATAGTCTATTATATTATCAACATTATTTAGCTTCAGGTTTTATAGATGGATTAAAAAATATATTAGGTATAAAATCAAAACCAAAAATTGAAAATCCATTTGCATGATTGTAAGACTATTTGATGTTCAGAATGGTAAAGTAATTCCCACGGAACATTGCTATACTTTAAAGGCACTTAGGGATGTTATGGATAATTACCCAGAGGATTATCTTAAAATATATCTCTACTTATTTTATATGACATGTCCTAATCCGGATATGAATCCTTTCTTTCATACTCCAGAGATAGATAAAGAACATATTATTCTAAAAGAAATAGAAGCAGAATTCTCTACAGAAGATGATGATATTCATACTGCTTTGCTATTCTGCCAGAGAATGTACGAAACACCTACTTCTAGAGCATATAAAGGAATGGCATCCATGTTAGATAGATTAGCTAGATATATGGAAACAACAACCATTACTGCTGGTAGAGATGGAAATATTAATTCACTAGTAGCTGCAGCCAAAAACTTTGATCAGATTAGAGCATCATTTAAAGGAGTATATAAAGATCTTCAGGATGAACAGTCAAGCAAAGTAAGAGGTGGACAAGGATTAGCTTATGATAGTTAATTATGAGTGAGATTTATCAAGACATACCAACCTATGACAATGGAACATGGACAACCACAAGTTTTGAATCCAGAGAGGACTTCAGCAACTTCATATTTGGGGTTTTCAAAGAACCCGGTAATTACAGATTCAACAATACAACTAATCAGGTATTTATATCTGAGTCAAGAAAGTTTAGAGATACAGGAGTTTATTGCACAGCCCCATTCAAATCAAAAGACTTCATTGCCTATTGGGATGACCAAAAAGCAAAATGCCGGAAAGGAGTAATTGTTAAAGATGAAAGTAACACATGGTTTCTTGCAAGAGAATATTATATGTGGCTTAACTTCCTACCAATCTTTGATAAGGAACAACAGAAGTTTGACTTTGCTAAAATTAGGGATGCTCAGTACCACATGGCTCTTTATGAGTTATTAGCTGAGTTAAATTATAAACATGCAGCTATTCTTAAGAAACGTCAGATTGCATCTTCTTATTACCATATGGGTAAGTTTATAAACCAACAGTGGTTTGAAGCAGGGGTTACTCTTAAGATGGGTGCAAGTCTTAAAGATTACATCAATGAGAAAGGATCTTGGAAATTCTTACAGGAATATGCAGCATTCTTAAATGAGCATACAGCATGGTATAGACCTATGTCTCCGGATAAGGTAATGATGTGGCAACAGAAGATTGAGGTAAGGAAAGGAGATAGAAAAACAGAAGTTGGTCTCAAAGGTACCATACAAGGTATGTCATTTGAGAAAGATCCTACAAATGGTGTAGGAGGTCCAGTAAAATACTTCTTTCATGAGGAAGCCGGGATTGCTCCTAAGATGGATCAGACATATGAGTACATGCGCCCGGCCATGCGCTCAGGTATGGTTACTACAGGTATGTTTATTGCAGCAGGATCTGTGGGTGACTTGTCTCAGTGTAATCCATTGAGAGATATGATTCTTAATCCGCTCTCTAAAGATATTTATGCTGTAGAAACTAATCTTATAGATAATAAAGGAACTGTAGGTTTGTCAGGTTTGTTTATTCCAGAACAATGGTCAATGCCTCCATACATAGATGAGTATGGTAATTCACTTGTAGAAGAAGCATTAAAAGCATTAGATGATCAGTTTGAGCAGTGGAAAAAAGAACTTGCCCCTGAAGATTATCAGTTACGTATTTCTCAGCATCCAAGAAATATTCAAGAAGCTTTTGCACATAGATCAGTATCAGTATTTCCAACTCACTTGGTTGCTGCACAAGCAAGAAGAATAGAAGAGAAAGAATATGCATATGAGTTCTTAGATATATTTACTGATGAAAATGGTAAGATTGCTGTCAAGGGTACAGATAAACAACCAATCAAAGAGTTTCCAATAAGTAAGAAAACAGAAGATAAAACTGGTGTACTTGTTGTATGGGAAAGACCAATTAAAGATCCTACATTTGGTCAGTACTATGCTTCTATTGACCCCGTGTCAGAAGGTAAGACTACAACATCAGAGTCACTCTGTTCTATTTATATTATGAAAGCTCCTGTAGAAGTTACTAAAGTTACTATGGGAGAAACAGAAACATACATAGAACCAGATAAGATTGTAGCTGCTTGGTGTGGTAGATTTGATGATATTAATAAAACTCACCAGAAGTTAGAACTAATCATAGAATGGTATAATGCATGGACAGTAATTGAGAACAACATCTCATTGTTTATTCAGTATATGATTTCTAGAAAGAAACAGAGATACTTAGTTCCTAAGAGTCAGATTCTGTTCTTAAAAGATCTTGGTGCCAATGCTAACGTATTCCAGGAGTATGGTTGGAAGAACACCGGTACATTATTTAAAGCTCACTTATTAAGTTATGCTATTGAATACTGTAAAGAAGAACTGGATGTGGAAACTAAAACAGATGGTACAATTGTACGTACAAAGTACGGAATAGAAAGGATTCCAGATCCTATGTTACTCAAAGAAATGCAGGAGTATGCAGATGGAGTCAACGTGGATAGATTAGTGTCATTTGCTGCACTAGTTGCATTCATGAGAATACAGCAAGCTAACAGGGGTTATTCTAAGAGAGTAATCATGGATGATGCCTCTAAAAACTTGCAAAAGTCAGAAAATTTGTTTAAATTAAATAGAAGTCCATTCCGTAATTTAGGGATGAGCTCATCTTTTAATTCTCAAAACTTTAAAAGATCACCGTTCAAAAATATTAAATAAAAGCTATGCAGGTATATAACGCAATGCAATTAAAAAAGGGAGCAAAGGTTGAGCATAACCGATTAGGTAGTGTAACTCAACCATTGCAATTTATTCCCAAAAAAGAAAAAGATGAACAGTGGGCAGCATGGAATTTAGATTGGTTAGAATGGAATGGTCTAAGACAAATTAGAAGAAATGCTCGTAGGCTAATGAAGAATTATAAGTTAGCTAAAGGGATTATTGACAGAACAGATTATATAGTTGAAGAGAATAATGAGTATAGAGATATTGTAGAGACACTTACTAAAGATGATACATCTGCTCTTGAACTTAAGTTTTACCCAATTATTCCAAATGTAATTAATGTTTTAGTAGGTGAATTTGCTAAGAGATCTACTAAACTTACCTATAGAGCTGTTGATGATGTTTCATATAATGAAATGTTAGAACAGAAAAGATCTTTAGTTGAAGAAACATTAATGGCTGATGCACAAACTAAAATCATTTCAGCACTTATTGCACAGGGATTAGATCCTAATTCACCTGAAGCACAACAGCAATTAGATCCACAAAAAGTTAAGTCTTTACCAGAAATTGAAAAGTTCTTTCAAAAAGACTATAGGTCAATGATTGAGCAATGGGCAACACATCAGCATAAAGTAGATGTGGAAAGATTTAAAATGGATGAGCTAGAAGAAAGAGGTTTTAGAGATATGCTTATCACAGATAGAGAGTTCTGGCATTTCCGTATGATGGAAGATGATTATGATGTAGAACTCTGGAATCCTGTAATTTCATTTTATCACAAGTCTCCTGATAATAGATATATTTCTCAAGGTAACTGGGTTGGTAAAACAGATATGATGACTCCATCTGATGTTATTGACAAGTACGGTTA